CCTCGCCCCGACAAAAAGTTAAATTTAAGAAGAAGATAAAATCGAAGAAGGCTCGAGGTCCCAACTTCAGAAATCCGTTTGTAGGCAGTTATACGGATGAAGAAAGTGAGGAGTACTCTGCCCGAGGAGACGTCAAAACGGCCCCGGGATTTTGGAAGAAGAAAACTGTCGTACAGGATTACATCGAGAGGAGGCGAAAAGCGAATGGAAATGACCCCAATTTGATACAGCTGCTGGCTCGCTCCGCCAGCAGCGCGCGGATGAAGAAAGTTAGGAGGAACAACAAGGTAAAAACCCTATATTCTGATGATGAAGGATCCTATAGTGACAGTGATGAAGAAACTTATAATCAAAATCAAAATGGTGCAGTAAGAAATAAAGGTATTTGGAGGGTGAAACCCCTCCAGATGGCGGCGGGGAAAATGATTGATGAGTCCGCCAAAAATGACGACCAGATCGACGATACAAGTTGCATTGAAGAGTATAATTGCAACAAGACATTAGTTCGAAGTTTGCCGGATAAGAAGAGAGCAGCCAAGGAAAAAGCCGGCAAAGGGAAAGGAACTAGGGGGCAAAAGCGTAATAGCCTGGTTGTTGCAAACATGCTGGATGATAGAGATAAAATGTTAGGTGAAATAGACGCTAAGAAGGAACTCGCAGTAGAGGCTAAGAAGCCCGAATTGGTCGAGCGTCCGGCATTGGAGAGGGCCAGTAGCTTCCTAGGCAAAATATTCATTTATGAAGAGGAAGTGCAAGAAGGAAGTTTGTTGTCTCCAAGTATGAGACATGTCCATCAATTAGAAATTCCCCCATATTTTCTCCTGGACACCGCGAAAGCGGATTTGAGACACGACGCGCATAAGGTTGTCAAATTGGCGCACGAAGACCCATTATTGGCAAAAGTTTGTTGGAAGAAAGAACTTTTGTTGAATCATGTGGGTCATGATAGCATGTGGATTCCAGATAGAAGGTCAGATCGGATGACTTGGGATCCACGCTTTATGACAATAAGCGTCGAATTGTTGTCCCAAATCTTTGTCGCTGCGAATTGTGATTATTCACAGAGTAATAAGGTCGTTTGGGCTAGACTGCGATCCACCGCGGCCCATATAGCCACCATTAATATTGATAGGTTGTTCTTTGATAAGGATATAGTGGCTAATACGATAGCAGTGGCTTATTTGATATATTTGAGTAATAAACAACAAAGTGCGCACTATTTAAACTTGTTGTCCCACACACATGCGATAGAAGAGTCTTGCCGGGATACAGATACGGAGAACAGATTCTCCCGCAATTGCCTAAAGTTAAAAGCGGAGTTAGCATATGGGTTGCTGAT